ATATCGTTTAACTGTTGCCGCTGTACTCTTTAATCTGACTTGTTTTCCGTCTATTGTAATTGTTTTTTCCATCTAATTACGCTCCCTTTGGTGCTGCTGGTTTTTTAACGTACACTTCTTTGTACCAGTTATCGTAAATCGCTTGCGTTGTTTTAGAGGTTGTTTTTGTTTTAACCATTGGTCTTCCACCAGGCGCTAAAACAATTGGACTAGAAACAAATTTCAATTCATTTGTATTCGGTTCAGCTGAGTTTGTCTTTGTCTTAGATGCGATTGTCGGACGACTTGCTGCACAGTTATACATAACATGTCGTGTTGCGTTCACATCGCCATCGAATTCAAATAGTAATGCAAATGATTTTCCTTTGGCATCAGCTAATTCGTTTAAAACACCGTCTGTTTCATCTAATTGCTCGCCTAATGCATCGATAGCAAATTGCTCTGGAATAGTCGCAATTGATAGCGTTCCATCGTAACCTTGGTTATTACTTGCTGCATAGTAAAGCATGTCATCTGCATAGAACTCAATTAAATCACCACGTGGTTCAAAAGTTAATTCAACTCCACCAGGTAGTGGTATTGGTGTACCAAATTTCACTAAAAAATCTTGAACATCATATGGAACGTAATGTACATTCTTCAGACCAAACGTAACTTTATTTTCTTTATTCACTTACATCAACCTCGTTTCATAAATTTTTTGATACATTTTTTCAGATTCAATAAAAGTTCCATACGAGTCATAAGTAATTTCATGATCGTCTAGGACTTTTTCAAGTTTGGCTTCTGCAACTAAGTCTTTTTTAATTGTGTAAAGTTCTATATTTAAATCATTTATCTTGTGATAGACCTTGTTATCAGCCATGAGATTTGCTGATCCATCCACAAGAAAACAAATATAAGGTGGCGCGGGAACTGAATTATCTGGCGTTGCTGTGAAATGCGAATAAGCCACAGGATAACCGGTAGCTTCAAGAATTTTTGTTAATTCACCTAATGTCATTGTTGAGCCGCCCTTTCGATACGTCTTGGCAATTCGTCAATTACATACTCTTCAACTGGACGAATATGAACTTGTGCTGGAACTCGACCACCACCGACTTTCGCATGTCCCTTTTCTAAAAGATGCGTTAATTGTCCTTGCGTATTATGGAGAATAACACCATTACCTTCTTTTTTCTTACGCCATCCTTTACGATAAGCACCTGTTTTTTTAGGGCTTCCTTGCTTTAACTTACCAACAGTAATATCTCCCACTTCATCAATTTCATTTTCTAAGTTTTCTTCCACAACACGTGCATATCTTTGTAATTCTCTAGCAAGATCACTCGCAAAATCATTCATATCAAGTATGCTCCTTTGCGATAATAGTCAATGTTTGATACATTTCATCGTCATTCATTGGCGGTTCGATAATATCAAAGATGCGATTCTTCATTTTGATCCGCATTTCTTCTGTAATTCCCGATGTATAAGGGATTACAAAACGATAAATCCGAGTAGCTTGTGAAGCTGAAGCTTCAATATACTCAGAACCTTTTACCGTTTTTATCATTGCCCATGCTTTTTTTACTTCTTGCCAATCTGTTTCAATTGGCTGATTTAATTCATCTTTTATTACTACAGGTTGTTCGATGATAATTCGATTTCTACAATCTCCTGTATTCAGCGGTTTCTTGTACTGAAAAGAACGCATGTTAATCACCGTCCAATTTAATTTCTTCTAAAGCTTTTGCGATGCCAAAACTATTAATTTCAGTTAAAAAGTTCTTAGAAAAATACTCAAGTGCATCATTATAAACATAACGAGAACGCTCAAAAACTAATTCTTTGAACGTCTCATCTTCGTTTATGTCATACGCTCCACAATCTTTTATTAAAGCTTTTGTGGATGCAGAAAGGATGCGCTTTAGGTTATCATCTTCCTCATCCCCTAAGTGCATCCTATCTTTAAATTGCTGTAATATTTCATTTGAGATTACTATTTCCATTCAAATCACCCTTAGCTTACTGGAGTTTTAGGGACGAAAGAAATTTTTAAATCATAAACAAGAGCTGCTTTATTATCTTTTGATTTACCGTTAGCAAACTGTTTGATTGTATAAAGCGTAGCATCTTCAATTGCTAATGTTTGATCAAACTTTTTAAGCTTATATCCGCCAGCAATCGCTGCAAGATATTGTCCTTTTACAAAGAATAATGCTTTTCCAACAGGAACTTCTTCAGATTCAACAGTTTGAATGTTATAAGGCAACGCCATTACCCATTGACCATTAGGAGTTTGAATTGTGTTACGTGCTTGTACACCGATTGCATCCACAGGATTTACAACCATCACAATTTTATTTAATACTTTACGAGATTTTCCTTTTCCATCAACAGATAAAGCTTTTACCACTTCGTAAAGTTCACCAGCAATTACCTCACCATGTTCAGAAGGAGCAAATGTTAAAGTTCCAGATGATTTTTTATCAGTAACAGCGCCTGTAGTTGCATTTACATCTTTCATTAAACCTACAGGTTGATGTGCTACAGCTCCACCACCATTTACAAAACCAAACTCTAAACCTACTGAATAAGATTCTACTAATAAAGTTCGAACATAACGTTCAACCCATTCCGGCCCAAGTTCTAACATATCGTTCGGAATAGCAGCAAATGCAGTTAATTTAAGTTGACCAATTTGTTCTTGTCTAAATGCTGCATTAATTTGTCCTTTGATTTCACCGAATAATTCGCCCCAAGCATACGCTTTTGTCGCATCAGAATAAATAAATTTTGTAACTGCACCTAAATCTTGTAGACCTAAAGCATCAAGTAATGGATGTTCTTTAACTAAATCTTCAAATACGCGTTCTTGTGTAGTTACCGGAAGGATTGAACCGTCTTTAAATCCACCTTCTTGTACAACTGCATTGAAGAATTTTGTTTCTGCTGCTGTTAATACATTTTGACCGCGTTGTTGAAGAATAGAACGATCTAACATTTCATCATTTACTTGGTTACGGACTGTGTTAATTACATCCGTTTGCATCGCATCAAAGAAGCCTTCAAATGCTGCTGTTTGTTCTTGCTCTGTACTCTCTGCATTAGTTAAAGCATCCGTTAACTTTGCTTTCGCCTTATTGAATGCTTCAGATTTATTAAATTTAATCGTCATTATGTGTTTCCCCCATTTTTTATAATTTTATATTTTTATAAATTTATAAATTTAAAAGGAGCCCTTTAATCCCACTGTTTTTTACAGGTTTAGGATTCGGCTCCTTTGGTTGTTCTTCTATATTGTTTTGTAAATCATTCAGGATTTCGTTTTTTAACCCTGATAACGCTGCGTTTAAATCTTCTTTTGTAATCCCTTGGCCTTTGTTCATTGTTCCATTTCTAAAACCATCGATTACTTTCTGTGGAAGCATGGCAGAAGTCGCAGTTGACGCTGTCATTTTAACCTGATTATCCATAAACATGATTTCATCCACAAAATTATTTTCTAATGCTTGTTGTGGACCCATCCAAGTTTCTTCAGCCATCATATTAAGTAGTTCCTCTTCTGATTTCCCACTTTTAATGACATAGGCGTTTACAATCGCTCGATCTGTTGTTTTCAACATCTCAGCAGCCTTTTCCATATCACGATGATCTCCACCATTCCACATAGAAGCATTGTGAATCATAATTTGAGCTGTTGGAGAGATTCGAACTTTATCAGCACCCATCGCAATGAATGATGCTGCACTTGCCGCCAACCCAACAATTTGAGCTTCCACATGACCAGGATAATTTTTTAATGCTGTGTAAATCTCTGAACCTTCATTTACATAACCGCCAGGACTATTAATTGATACAACTAAGTCATCGCCATTTGCTTCATCAAGCGCTTTTGAAACCTTACCTGGGCTTGTAGCATCCATTTCAAACCAATCATAAATCCAAGCTTCATCATTAGAAATAATTGGCCCTTTAACGTCAATTTTCACCGTCATTTTCTTTCTCACCTCCTTCAGTTAAATGAGTTTCTGTATAGTTTTTGGTAATATAATGTTTGTTTAAATTCGGATCATTTGAAATATCATATCCTACTTCCAATCTAAGCTCATTACCTGTGAATGCACTAGAAGAAATGAGTTTATCGATACTTTCAGCAAGCTCAAATATACTCTGATAAGAAACGGATTTAATTTCAATTTTTTGACCTAAAAGATACTCTTCTTTTTCAAAAAATTTAACGTTTGCTTCATCTGAAATCTTTTTTAATAATGGTTTCACTGTGAAAAGCATATAATTTTTCGTTTGCTTCTCTACATCAGCCATTTCGCCATATAACAAAGCGGTCGGAATACCAAAAGCCATAGCTACTTGATTTAGAAAGCCATTCGTTACTTTGTTTATTTCATCCACACTTTGACCAGAATTTACACCACCTGATGTTTCTTCGTATTTAAATCCTGGTTGTTGTGGAATAATAGCAATATCATTTTCTCCAACAGCTTTATACATGTCATCTATAAAATTTTGGAGTTTTGCTTGATGGTCTTTACTCTTTGCAGCAAGCATGTCCATATCAACTGTGGCACGAATTTGATTTTTACGTTTTTGAGAGCTTAATATCCTACCAAATAAATCACCATAATCAGCAAAAAGCCCATCAATAAGCGGTGATAACTTGTCATTACGATATCTTAAATGAATGACTTCACTTTGTTTAAAACTTCTCTTAAACTGATAATCTTTTACGGTGACATTTGTAAAAGTATCTTCAAACACAGCGTACTCATTATGTTCAAAGTCATCAGCGATAAGTAGATCACCATCATCTGCTTGTATAATTAAAGCTTCATTATCATAAATAAGTTTGTAAATGAACTGTTCCCAAAAGGTACTTGCTGTCATATTCTTATTGGGCCTAACATTTAATCGGTAATAAAGCTCATCTTTTTCGAATTTCCCACCGTTTTTTACTCTGAATTCTGATTGACTAATTGTCCTTCCTAAAAATGATATACAGGTATCAATCGCTATTCGCTTCATGTGGACTCTATTTGCCTTTTCAATAAACATTTCCACATCAAACATAAATCCTAACTCACTATTTCTTTTAAATACCGCATCCAGCCATCCAATGATTATCACCCCCTTTATTAGAATTTAATACCATCTAGCATAAAATCAAATTCATCCACAAGAACGTTATCCGCTTGCCATAATGCATGGATAAAAGCTTGGAATCCATCTGTTTTTCGCTTGAATTCATCTTTTTTCAGATATTCTTTGTTACCGTCTTTTTTGATGTGGACGTAGACGTTATTGGTGTACCAACGCATTAATGGATTATCACCAAAGATAATGCGATTGTTTGCAAATAATGTTTCAACTCGTGGAGCTAAAAGGGAATGAATTGCTTTTGGATTACGAATGTATAACAATATGAAACCTTCAGCTTCAAGTGCTGATTTAACAAGATCAAGACGGAACGTATCAGCTACAATCGTATTAAACCCGTATAACTCACGCATTTTTACAAACCAATCTACAATGTGAGAGATATTAATGACTGGTTCATCTAGAATAGTAAGCAATCCTTGTTCTTCCCATTCTTTAATAGGTACTTTTAATTTCACTTTGTCCAAAAAGCCTTTTCTTACAAATGAATGTGATTTCCAAATGTAATCCTCACCATGTTTAAACAGTAATCCGACTGATGCAAAGTCCTTGATGCTGGCGAAGTCGAGGCCGCCCACAGCAGTTTTGTGTCTTAGATCTGGAACTTCTCTAAGCGTTACTCCATCTTCTTCATAACCAGTACGCATGATTTCCTCCCACGGAGCTACAGACTTTGTTAAATCTGTTTCGGGATAATTCATCCGTTTTGTTATAAATTCTTCACGGTTTGAAGGATTATTTTCTAATTGTTTATATTGAGTTAATACCTTTTTAAATAATTGTTTAGCGTAAGAACTTCTCGGCTCGCTAAACATAGGATTCGCTTTTTCCCACACATCAGGATTATCAATTTCTTCTGGATTATCGATCTTGCAGATGAAGGGAAACAATGGGTCTTCTAAATCTTTGCCTTTTAGAATATTCATCGCTCGCTCTTTCGTCTTGTCTAAGAACCCATCGCGAACAAAACCATCTGTACCAATAAAAAATTCTCTAGCATTTGGCACTTTTCCAAGTCCACTAGAGAATACATTTACTACATCAAAGTTTTCATATCGATGTATTTCATCGTAAATAACACAACCGTCACGAAGTCCATCCTTAGAACCAGCATTAGATGTATGATATTGCATAATGCTTTGAGTATCGTTACTCAGTATCTCTACCTTAGTTCGATAAAACATATCTTCTAGTATTTCTTTTCCTTTAATAGCATCATAGACTTCACGAAAAGAAACTTTAGCTTGCTTCTCGTTGTTAGCCACAATTGAAACATTGTAGCGTTCTATCCCGTGTAGTGGACTAATAAAGAAATGACATAATGATGAAATCAAACCATTTTTACCGCCACCACGAGCCATCATAATTAGAAACTGCTCGTAAAAAACCGAATCGTCTTCTTCATAAAAAAGAAAAACAAATGCGGTTAAAAACTTCTGAAATGGTTGTAATTCAAAATACCATTTTTCTGTAAACTTTATATAATCATCATGCATTTCATTATCGAAATACAGATCATCACGTATTAAAATGTATTTCTCTAGGTAATCAATTAGCATTATGCGCTCTTTATTTAGCTTAATTTTTCCCACTCGATACATTTCAATATATTTAGTTACATATTCATTTTGAATCATGTTAAATCTCTAGCAGAGCGCACAGGTTTTGAAGGAACTTTCTTTTCTTCTGCCGATGCTTCTAATCCAAGTGCATCTAAAATCTTTATCATCCGATCGTTAGTTTTATGTAAATCATTAATAGAAGGGTTGGATTTCGGACCGTGCATGCCGGATACCTTTATTCCTGTTTCTTCAATATCATCAACAAGAATACATTTTAAATCCCAAAGCGATAAATAATCTTGAATTAAGTCAACATAATGATTACCTACAATCTTTTTTTCTTTCAATTGATTTATTAAATCCTTTTCAATCCTTTTTCTCATTGTTTCACGCTTAACTCTAGCCACAATATCCCTCCCTTCTGATTTACATCGTTTTCCAATTTGATATAACGCGCGAATTTGCTTATAAATTTAGAAAATCGACCCCCTCCTCCGGTGCCCCTTAGACGAAAAAGAGCCGGATTCTCGAGCCGGGGGGTATTATTTATGTTTCTTTTTTACCACTTTTCATCATCTTGCCATTTGTTTATCTTCTTAACAAACACTCGTCCATGTTCTTTATTATGGCAATCCACACATACTGTTTCTAAGTTATCCATTTCTAATGCAAGTTCAGGATGATGTTCCAGTTCGTTTATATGATGGACAACGAGCTGAATCTTCTTACGCTTTGCACTCTCACTGTACTCATTGGTATCTGTTTGTACTCGGCCATTACGCTTGCATTCCTGACACTCAAAAGAGTCTCGCTTCTTTACTTGCTCGCGTATACTCTTCCACTCACCACTGTCATAGAAGTTACGCTTCTGTTGTTTGGTTTTGTATTCTTTCATTGCTCTTTATCTTCTAATAATCCTTGAATGATTTTATTAACCGCACTTATTCCAGCTTCATGGAATTGTTTTGGTGTTGAATTATAATTAATCTTTCCGGCTTCTTCATCCAATCGTTTTAATGTATGTTCATCCACACAATTTAAAAGTTCTTTAGTACCTAATGATTCAACGAATGCACCCATAACAACAGCCAACTCAAGTTTAGTTAGTTCCATCTATCTCACTCCTTACTATTAATGAATTCATCCATTGCCTTACCAAGCAAACTGATCATTGCTTCTCTCTTTTGCTTTGGTGTTGTGTTATCTTCTAACTCATTAAAGATTGGAATTGCACTTTCTAATTTCTTTTTATCGATACACTCATTCACAAGGTCCTGTCCTAACATTGAAATAAATGTACCAATCAAAACCGCTTGTTCTTGCTTAGTTAGTTTCATTTCTGTTTCACTCCTTATCACTGTCCAGATACTCACGAGCATCAGAATCCCAAACCTCGCAAAAATCTAAGGATTCTTTTTCCTCTTCATGCCATTCGATTGCTTCTTCTCTAGAATCAATAGTTTTCAGGATATCAGCAAATCCACCGTTAGGATAATATTGATCGAATCCAAAACACCAATATCTATGATTTAAATCGACTTCATCCATCATTCATCCTCCTCCAAAATAAAAAGCACCCGAATGGATGCTAAAAGAATCTTATTTTAATAATTTTATAGTCCGATTTAATTTATACAGGGAAATGAATTTAATATACACAATGACTTCCGATAATATTATTTATTTTTAATAGATAAGTCGGGAAATTACTGTTATATCAATATTTGTCTAGTTACCCCAAATTATCACTTTATGCAATTCTTATACATCGGCTTTAAATCAACGTTTCCAGCACTCAATGTTTATGATTTCTTGCATAAACTTCACCTTGTTAACTACCTCTATTTTCCTTCAAAACTGTCACACCATTTGTATGTTATATACGAGAACATCACACAATTGGTAATTATCTATATGAAGAGAAAATAAGGAGGTTTACTATGAAAATAGAAATCAAGGATAAATTAAACATTACCATTTCACCTGAATTCGTTACATCTACCGGTGAATCAATTAAGGCTATCGCTCAATTAGTCACAGCCCTCCACCTAGCAGGAATCATTTGATTCTTGCTTTTCTATTTACAATCCGGTACGTGATATTTTAATATCCACTCATAAACAAAAGAGCAACCATGCATCAGTTGCCCTTTCGTCAATTTCTTATGTTATTACTATAATTCATATTTTCAATGGTTTATATAACGATTACTTACCTTAAGTAAATGTTAAGTTTACTAGTATACGTTGCTTTAAAATAATATTTAATGAATAATAGAAATTCGTTTTTCATATAAAAGGATGATTGAGCGATTTTTGTTAAAATAATTTATAGTGGAGATGGAAACCTCGCAGCTTCAAAGTGTGCTGCAGAATCATCGAAAGTAAGTATGCCAGGTCCAGTAGTATTCTGCCTTACAGTAACCACGTCTCCTGCATTTAAAAACAAAACTCCAGATACACTTATAACAGGAGCAAATTCGAAGAAATCTGGAAAAGCTTCGTTATCGACTAGTGCATCAGTATTGTTTACCTCAATTGTTAATGCCGAAGTTACATCCGGTATACCAGTAGATATAAGAATGCTTGCTGCAAGAAAATATATACCATTTTGTTTGGGAATAAATGCAGAGAGAATGGCATTATATTCATCGTTTAAATCAAATATTTCGGTTTCGTAAATAACTCGGGATGGAACCATGTTTGTATATTGTTGAGGACTTTGTTTTATAGCTCTAAATGCAGATTGCGGCACTGGTCCAGGAGGACCTGGAATTCCTTGCGCTCCTGTTTCACCTGTTGGTCCCTGTATACCTTGCTGACCTTGCGCTCCTGTTTCACCCGTTGGTCCCTGTATACCTTGGACACCTTGCGCTCCTGTTTCACCTGTTGGTCCCTGTATACCTTGGACACCTTGCACTCCTGTTTCACCCGTTGGCCCCTGTATACCTTGGACACCTTGCGGACCGGTTGGACCTATGTCTCCTTGTGGACCCTGCAGTCCCGTTGCTCCTGTTGCTCCTGTTGCTCCTGTTTGGCCTGGAATTCCTTGTTCCCCTGGAATAGGAAAAGCAAATGAATTGCAATTATTTTTATTATATGAATTCATTAACAATCAATCCCCTTTGTTTATCATATATGGTATATGTATGATGTACTTGAATTTTTCTCTTGTACACTTATCTATAATTATCTAATTAGAAAACTTTAATATTACTTTAGAATTAAGTTTTATCATTGCCTTGATAAACAAAAAAAGAAATACGGTAAATGAAGTTTTACTATTAACGAATAAAAAACTGCTATTCACTAGAATAACAGTTGTCAAAAATAAACAAGTCGTGTTTTTGTATCACATATTTCATTTAGTTTGGTTAAGGTGTTTTCACACCTCTTTCAGCTAACAACCACGACAGACACTCTCAGCAAACTTATCAGGTTTCTCTCATTCCATCTACCTAGGATGTTGTTAGCTCAAAGAAGAGCAAAAGCCCTCCTTAATAACAGTAGCATTCAATCATTACCATCTGCTGGTTTCGGATTTTATGTGCCGTCTTAATGAAGCCGTTTAGAAAAATTATTGTACAAGGAATTTTATGGGTTGTGTTTTCCGCCACTTCTCACAATACAAATATATCACGTTGATTCCAAAACAACCGGCACATTTCCTGCCAAAAAGCGGTCACGACTCTGCCATTTATTTTTACCCCTCACTCTTATGTACTTTATCTTAATGAGTTACCCATATCTTATATTGTGTGTAACTGACCCCTTCGCTGAATCCCTTGGTATCATTGATTTCATTTAATTTTCTCTTTTGAGTTACATAGTACGAAAATTATGAGTAACTGTATAGGGATACCACCAGCATTTTGCAAAATAACCTACGCTATGCGGAAAAATAAAATAAGCTGCCCATATGGACAGCTTATTTACATAATTATCGTTATCAAAAGTAAAATTCAACTCGAAAATAGCGAATTTTATCAGTTGTTGAATGTTTGAAAAAAATCAAACCAATGATATTGTTGAGATCCTTTGGCAATTTCTTGCTGTGATGACTATCATAGTGACTTTTTCTCCAGCAACAACTATTAGTAGCTAATTACCATAAGGACTTATTTTTGAAATTTGCTATTTTTTAGAAAGTGTGTTAATTTAAGAAAGACCTATTTTTGTTTGGCTTGAGATTAAGAATAAATTTTGTTTTTCGTCTAAGGTATTTGAGCAAGGGTAGTAACATATGTGTGGGTATCCACACTAGGAGGCAACAATTATGGAACAAGGTAAAGTAAAATGGTTTAATGCAGACAAAGGTTTTGGATTCATCGAGCGTGAAGGTGGAGAAGACGTATTCGTACATTTCTCAGCTATCCAAATCGACGGTTTCAAATCTTTAGACGAAGGACAAAGTGTAACGTTTGAAGTAGAAAAAGGACAACGTGGCCTACAAGCTACTAATGTTCAAAAAGCTTAATATTAGCTGATGAAAGACCTTCTTGTAGGGTCTTTTTTTATTTTGTTACAATATTCCGAATACAACTTTTTCAAGGGGATTTTGGGTGCTTAACTTTTAATAAAAAAGAAGATGTTAGAAATCATAGTTGTAGCATTATGGGCTTTTTCTTTTAGTTATCTTACAATTATATTAGGAATACCCAAAAACAGATTATATATAGTTGTAGGATTTTCAATCTTATTTGTTGGTGGAATTTTGATTGTGTATCTATTTCAAAATAAGAATAAAAATGGAAAATAATTTTGTTTGATTGTATATCTCATACATGTCTCATTATTGGTAGTTAATACATCTAGAAATCTACAAAAATATCCTCCAGTCAATTACTCTGGAGGATATTCATATTTACATACTCATTCTTAAAAGAAGCCACACAAAATGAAACCTCTTTAGCTCCCAAAAGGCTTACTCTTATCTATTAATAACTGTACATCGTCTTGCTCCTCTACAGATTAAACGCTCGGCTTCTCTTAATGAAATTGGAACAAGTACAGCTTCATCAACATCGTCTTCTACATCAAAAACCGCAAATGCTTCCCCACCCACGATTAAAACACAAATGAATTCTACTTCTAAATCATCATGAGACCTAGGAATACAATTAGAAATAGTACAACGTTGAATACCTCCTGCTAACAATGTTCTAGCTTCTTGCTCAGATATTCGAATAAAAACAAATTCCTCTATGGCTACATTTCCAAATTCCACTTCAATTTCTACTAGAAGAAAGAATCTGTTTCTAATTCTCACTATACAATTTGCCCCAATTGAAATAATATCTTCATTCATTCTTTTCACCTCCTTTAATACTATATAATTCATAAAGAGGTGAAATGGTGTGGACAAGCAAACAAAAGAGTTGTTTTTTTGAAATGTGAGACATCAGTTAACAACTATCATCAAAAAAAACAGAAAAAACAACCTACACAACAGGAAGTTTTTTCTGTTTTTAGTCTGTATACGATATTCAAATTTAGTTAACATAACGTCTCATTTTTGGTAGCAAGAAACCTTCTTTTTTTGTTCTATGGATCTATGCATTTTTTATACATTCCTATCCTAGCGAGGTTTTAGGGTTCTTGTTTGTTACTGGAACTGTATAAAATCTTGCATACTCTTAGCGTAGTTTTTTTCCAAAATACTGCGATACCCCTAGATAAAAAAGAAATAAGCAATGATTAGATTTTAAACCTAGTCATTGCTTTATCCATTGCATCTTGGTTTACACCTATATAACGTAACGTGACCTTCTCTGATGAGTGATTGAATATCTCCATAAGTAATGCTATGTTTTTTGTTTGCATGTACATGTGATACCCGTATGTTTTTCTTAATGTATGTGTTCCGATTTCATCTAATCCAAACTCTGCCGCTGCTCCACTTAATATCTTATATGCCATGCTACGACCAATCGGACGATTCCTACCTTGTCTACTTTGTAATAGGTACTCATTATCTTCTCTTTTTTCAATAAACCATTTAAGTTCTCTTTTCAGTGCTACAGTAATTTGTATTCGTTTCTGTTTCCCTGTTTTCTTTTCTCTCATAGATATATGACTACCTTTGACATCTCCTACCTTCAATTTCAAAATGTCCGAGATTCTCAGGCCTGTATTGATTCCCATAATAAAGAGAATGTAATTACGTAAGCTCTTTTCCTTAAAATATTCTTTTAACTGCTGTATTTGCTCTGGATCACGTATTGGCTGAACAAAATTCATTATTCATTACCTCCAGTTTCTTCAGTTTCATAAACTTCTAATCTAAGAGCAAAAGCAAGTTTATAAAACACTCTAGCTTTAACGCGTCGATAAGTACGCTCGCTCATGCCAAGTTCGTTATACACCATATAATCACATACATCTTCATCTTCTAAATAACGCTTAATAATAATGTTTCTTTGGTCCTTTCCAGCACTCCCATTTCCTAAACGACTTAGAAATTGATCAATACAAAATGATGTTTGCTTAATCCACTCTTCTCGTTTACTTTGTTGTATATTAGCCATTGCAACATCTTCTAATGGCTTTCCTACATCATTTGTAGGTCCGTGATATCTAATTTCATAAGAAGGAGTGACTTTCATTTCTTCACGCATCATTCCAAACTGCCTATATAAACGTACACTTTCCAGAACACCTTCTAATTTTTTCTGCGTAGCTGATCTATCGATTTTTGGTAAGAAAGATAATTGTATAGTCATGTAAGACCACTCCTTTTTATTTTTTTATTACTTTTGTCTTAATGCTCCACGCCTGCGCTCATAACAAGGTCTATGCATCCCCATTAAATCTTCAATCTCACGAGTGCTTAATTTCTCTTTTCGTTTTTTCTTATTTTTCTTCTTAGCTTGTTTTGATTGCTTTTTCCATTCACGTAATTGATCTCTTAACACCTTCATTTCCCCATCTCCCTTTTCAAAATAAAAAGGACACCTATTCCTAAAACAGCTTTAATGGCTGCCTTAATGAATTGGTGTCCTCTAGTTTTCTAGCCGGACTATATTCAGTTTGCTTTCACTTTAAAAGGATTATTTTGTTCAAAATTACTTATCTTTTAATCCGCATTGCTTCATAGCTTCTTTTCTAATCTTAGTGGCTAGCTTTCTATCCTCATCACTCAGATGAGCAAAGTTTGTTGACCTGATATAGTAAAACCATTCATATATTTGAAGTAACTCATTTTTATTTAATTTCATTTCCTCTCTCCCCCCTGAATAAAACTCAATATTCCGTCAATACTGTAGACACATGGTTATCTTTCCTCTGTTTTTCTTGGGTGAGCAGTTAGCTTTCGCTAGCTGCTCTTTTGTATTAAATCTATAATAAAATTTTGTTCTTATTTCTTTTTCACATCATATATTTCTAATCTAGCCGTTCAGAGTGTTACCTCCTATCTTAAAGAGCACTGATGCATGGTGCTCTTTTTTAGATTCCTTATTTCTACAAAATGAAATTTTTATTAAGAAAACTTATTTACACCTTTTAATTGATCATTTTCTAATTCAAGTTCACTTATTCTTCTCTGCAATTTTTGTATGGTGTTTATGGCCATATACGCCGTTTCTTTAGCTTCTTTTTCATATTCTTCACGACTCACTTGTCTATCTGTATTACCTCTAAGATGCCACAATTCTGATAAGGTTTTATCAACTCTCACTCAATCACCTCAAATTCGGATGTCTGACAAAATTTTTCGTGATAGCATCCAATTTGAACATCATATTCTCCATACTTATCTCGACTTATAGAATGAATTGTTTCAACTTCATCTTGATACATAACTTGATCTCCAACTTTCAGCTTACTTACATGACGTACTTCAGGTTCTTCTTTAATTTTTTTAACCAATTTAACCGTTCCAATTTCTTCTTCAGGTTCAATTGCATATCCACGTTTCCCTAAGAACTTAACTATTTCTACCATGTCTTCCCAAGCTGGTGTACCTTGCCCAAATTTAATTGTCACTGTATTCATCTTTCATTCTCCTTTTCTAATAAAATAGCGTTTTTGTTCAAAATAATGACCTTACCCATTTGGACACATTTACCAGTATTTTTACCAAAAAATTCATGATATGGTTATTTAGTCGAGTACGTCATTACTTGACAATTACCCTTAGAAACCCCGCAGACAAACGGGGTTTCTTTTATTCAAATCAAAATTCCCTTAAAAACTTCTCACATTTAAATCGGACAAGCATATGTTATTGTATGGAAGCTTTCCATTCATAGCATTCTACCTTTCTTATTTGAGAGCACACTTATATGTGTGCTCTTTTTTATTTAAGATAAAATAACGATTTTGTTATAAAATTTCACCTATCTAAAAAACATACATACAATATCTTGGGTATCCTTTTTCAACATTAGTTTTGGTCAGAGCGCCTTCCTCTCAAGGTGCTCTTTAATTTTCAAATAAGGATTTTGTAGTAATTACCACTCATCATGCATACGAATAATTTCTAGTTGTTCCTGCGTTATTTCCATATCAACCGGATCATAGTGTTTCTTAATAAATTCCACATCATTATTAAATGGAAGGCTTTCCATGAACTTATAAAAGTTTTGTACATCCTCTTCAGTTGGCTTTTTAAAATCTGTTTTTATGATGTGAAGAGCATCAGTGATTTCTTGTGTGTCTAAAAACTCATCACTCCAGTCACCGCAATCCGAGCCATTACATAAGTAACGGTTTTCTTTATTTTTAGCTTTAAATACAATTGTTGGTATTTTCATTCTTCATTCCCCCTTTGTTCATATTTTTGTAACACCTGTACAAGAATTTGTGTGTTAAACTAAGCTCATTCGAAGAAGTCATTCGTTATTGGCCCGAAAATTCTTGATACCCTATCCCCTGCCCTAGCTCCCCTTGCTAGGGCTTTATTATTTTCCATTCAAATAACTATTTTGTAATAAATCACTCGTAATAAAACCCTTCTTGTTACAATCAATCCAATACGTAATCCCTGCACTTGAATTTACTTCCTATGAGCCGTGACCTTTTAATAAAAACAAGCATCTAATAAGGTTAAGTATTTTTATATTTCGATAAATACTATTTAATAAATGAAAGGATGTTGTACATGTGTTGTTGTTCAGATCCACAATTTGTATCTGTTTCTACATGTAATAATTTCACTACAACTGGAGGCGATGTAGTCGGTGGAGCGACAGTATTCAACAATACTGGAGGCCCAGTCCTTTCCGGTTATGTTACCCTAACTAACAACCCTACAAGTGGGACTATTACTGCTTTTTTAGCGAATAATGGTACAAACATTATCGGCCCAATAACTTCCGGAAATAGCCAAACTGTTTTTGTCGCAAACATAGGGACATTAGTTGCCTTTTCTGGTACTGCTGGCCAACCTGTTAGTGGCAGAGTTTGTGTTGATGCTGCACGTCAAGTAGCTTAGCTTGTAAAGAAAAAGATATTAATTCATTTTGGATTTAATATCTTTTTCTGAATTTATATACAACGCTTATACTATAGGAATGAGGCATTATACATGAAAAGAAAATTTTGTGATTTTAGATATTCAATTCCAATCCCCTGTGCTTTTCCTATCCCGGTCTATGATCAATTACCAACACCAAAAGAAGAACAAAAACTTGTATGTAATGAAATTTGTGGTAACTTTTTACTTAGTGACAACATTACCTTTCTAGAAGTTTGGGAAAAGAGAATAGTTCAACCTGTTACTGCTACTGTCACGGTTTTTAACAGTATACAAAGCTCATTTATTAAGGTTAACGTGCAACAAGACATTGGTAATCCCATTCTTTTCACAATCCCTCCCGGAAATTCGATTTCCAAAACAATTGAGAATGTCAAAGCGGTTACCATTCTTCTCACTGAATCCGGTTGTGCAAACGGGAAATTTTGTTTAGATATAAATTTCACTATAAAGTCCCTATAAATATTGAAGGGACTTATACTTACTCCCAAAAATCTCTTCCTTGTTTCTTAATAAAATTCAAATTTGATTATAATAATTGCGTTTTTCGTTCTTCCATACGAATTACTTTTCCACTTTGATATACAAATGATTGTTCACCAAATCCACCTTGAGGTGGTTCTATTAGCTGAACCTGACCATTTTTAACAATATATATTCCGTTTGTTTTCAAATCTATTTCAGCTATCATTTCAACAAGATTTTCTTTTCTAATCCCCACCAAAATCACTCCCATATGTTATAATTACTTTGTCGAAGTAAGTTGAGAGTGATCTCAGCTTTTTTTATTTGTCTATAGATATTGGACAACATTTTCTGGAACAAATGATTGTTCAAGTGATAGATGGAGCCGTATTGGAATCGGCTTTTTTTCATCCCGTGCTCGCTTACACATTTCTTCTGCTTCTTCCCAATCAAACTTTTTATCCTCCACTCGCTTATAACGCCAAATCCCAATTGTATAATCCTCAAATAATTCGTAACGTTCATCAGGCGCTGTCGTTGGTTTTAATTCATCAATCGCTTTGGCTTGACGTGGTATTTGCACAATCACATCTGCATACCGTAATTTTGAATTCAAACGGTGAATATGAGCTTTCTTAGGATCAAATGATACAACCGGTTCCACGTCAAAAATTGTTAATTGCTTTGGCATTGTTTTTCCCCTCCAATACCTGCAAGCTTGCAATTAAGATTCCTTCAAGCTGCGTTAACGTTAATTGATCTAATGTTTGTCCGTTAATTTCAGCTAATCCTAATCCCAATAGTTTACGAATGATTGCTAGTTTTCTACGTTCTACTTCCTGACGTAACAACATAATCAAGCCTCCTGTTGTTGAATGAACTTTCTCTCTAAATTTACAAACTTACTTAATTCTTTAATGAATGCTAGTTCTACAACACCAACTGGGCCATTTCTCTGTTTCGCTAAAATAATTTCTGTTATGTTTTTATTTTCCGTTTCACGATCATAGTAATCTTCGCGATATAAGAATGCTATTAAATCCGCATCTTGCTCAATTTGACCATTTTCACGTAAATCTGATAGCAACGGTCTCTTATCTTGCCTACTTTCTACAGCACGACTTAACTGTGATAATGCAACTACACATACATTTAATTCTCTTGCCATCAGTTTTAACTTACGACTAATCTCACCGATTTCTTGCATGCGGTTCCCTCTATGCTTTGGATCTCCCACAATAAGCTGCAAATAATCAATTGCGATTAACACCTTTTTATCAGGGTACTTACGTTTTAGTTTCCTAGCCTTTGCGTAAATCTCTTGCATTGTTACATTTGCTTTATCGTAAATTTCTAATGGCAAATCATTAATTAATCCCATCGCTTGACTAATCTTTTCCCAATCCTTTAAATTACATAGCTTCTTAGGATTTTTTAATTTCGTAGCATCTATATTTCCAGTACTTGAAATCATACGTTTAAGTAACTGCTCTTCCCCCATCTCAAGGGAGAAGATTCCTGTTGCTGTATGAGCACTTGCTGCATGAAAAGCAACATTTAATACAAATGCTGTTTTCCCCATCGAAGGACGGGCGCCGATAATGATTAAATCGCCTTCTTGCAAACCTGCTGTCATCCTGTTTAAATCGTCATAACCAGTTGGTATCCCGGTTAACTCACCTACATCAACTTGCATTTTCTTATACAAATCAACAAGTGTTTCTTTCAAGTTAAATTCATCTGAATAACCTGTTTCCTCAATGGCGCTTAACTCATCAATTGAAATACTAATAGCATTCATATCTCTTTCTTGCTGAAGGCGGTTATATAAGTTACCAGCAACCTCTTGAGCATGTCTCATTTTCCAAGCTTCGATAATTAAACCTTCGTGATACGAAAAGTTTTTCGTCGTTGGAACAACTTCAGTTAAGTTTACAAAGAACGCAATACCACCAATTTGATTTATAAAACTGTCTTCAAATTTCCCAATGAGAGCGACAAGGTCTATCGGGACTTCGGCATCCTCTAATTCTCTCATCGCCTTGAAAATCACTTGGTGCGTTGGTGAAGAAAACTGTTTTACCTTTAGCTGACAATCTTTAATTAAATCGCCTTCTTCGATAATGCTACCTAAAACGCTTTGTTCAGCTTCTACATTACGAATCATATCGTTACTCATTGGGCCAACCACGTATTCTGTTGGTTAAGTACTGCAAGTTCTTCTTCTGTTGGAATGTTCTGCTCCCATGCTTGTTGCTGCTGTATTACGTTTTTAGTAGATTCCGATAAGCCTTGTTGTTGATAAGGTGCTTGTGCCTGTTGCTGCGCTTTTGTTAATCGCTGAGTACGAAATGCTTTATCAGCTGCCTTAACGTCCATTATTGTTTTCAATCCCTTAAGATGCCAATCTCTTAAAATCGTATTTACGTAATTCATGTTTCTTGTATTTTTCTCTAAAGCGATTTCCATAGCCTTTACAACAAGCTCTGCATTTAAATCATCTACCCATGCATGAATACCATCTGCAATAAAAGGTGTAATCAGTCCGAAGTTTTGTTCGTAAAAAGAAATCGGATTAACCTCAACAACTTCTTCCGCGCCTGTGCGTTCTTGTTGTTGTTGTTCTTTTTCTTCTTCTTTTTCTTTTTCTTCTTCCTTGCTAGGGTCTTGGAAGCCCCTTATCAGCCCCTCCAAACGGACTGATAAATACTCCTTAATACGAGGAATTTTAAAATCTTGCTCTCGCTCTAATTGCAAACAAGTTTCATAGAAATCAACTAAAAAGTCCTGGTCCTTCACAGATTGAATCTCTTTTAAGACGCACTTTTCGATGTTTACATTTTTAATCGGATTGAACTTCAACCAGTTGATCAAGAACAACTCTTTTGTTTTTTGGTTGTAATTAATTTTTCCGTACTCAGCAAAACGTTCTAATAGCTTCATAACAGTTTCACGATTGTATCCTGTATCAGTTTCAATAATACGAAGTGGAAGCTCATAGATGCCTGATTGAGACGTCTTACTGTTTGTCATCAAATATAAGTAGAAATACTTCTCCTCCGGTGTAAGATCTAAAACAAATGAATCCTGCCAAAATGAAACGTGTACTGGTCTATAAACTGCCATATTATTCATCCTCCCGTTTACATATCGCGAATCCGTCCTCTACACGTAATAAGCGATAATTCTTGTGTCCTGTTTTGAAATATTGGTTTACTAAGTAAATTAAGTGTTGCGTTGATGTTGCTCGTTGAAATACTTTAGGGTTCAGCAACACTCTATGTAATGACTTGTCTAAAAGCATGCTACACACTCCGTTGTTATACGAATGCTAATTTGATATAATTAATCCTAAGATCTTTTTGCAAGGCCATTTATCTATCACTCTGCCAAGTGATAGCTTTTTTATTTTCTACGTGTCACTAATGAGGCGTTAACTCCTCTTGCTCTTAAATCTTTAATCACTACACGATAACTCATAGATGCCTCATGTTCTTCTTTTGTATCACGAAGCATTTTAAATTCTTTCATACATCGCTCCAGTTCTTCTTCCCAGCGATTTGATTCTTCAGTTGATTCTGCATGAAACATGTTATGAACGCATGCAACCATACAGTTATGAAGTTTATCCGCAAACGAAAAGTCTCCCGGAAGAACTAGATCATGAAGACAATCGTATTTATCGTTCATGAATTAAATCTCCTTTCTGGTCATAACGAAAAGCACAGTACTTTTCTATTTTTTATAAAAATATTAAAAATCTATTATTTTGGTACACTTTAAATTTAATGGTAGAAACTACAAGTTCATTAATTTACCCTAAAAATTAATATAATGATATAATTATTTTGTAAAATATATTGTCAGCTACTGTTGTCTAGGCGGTAGCTTTTTCTTTTGCCCATTTATGTTTCAAAATGAATGATGCTTCAATAATTTTGATTCGAATCCCCAACAATTTCTTCTCTTGTTTTAACTCAACTGATTTTGAATCCTCATTAAGTAATTCTGCTATTTTAATTTCACCAGTTAGCTTTGCATCATAGCGTATTAGTTCCTTATATTCTCTTAAACTTGGTTTCTTATAATCTACTGTCATTTTTCTTCCTCCTTTACAGCACCTTTGTTAAAGTCATTAAGCTATCCACCGATTGAATAATAACGTTCTCCGCCATAGCCTTTTGCAACCAACTTCTTTGTATTTGTTCCATAATGCCAAAGTGTACTTGTTCAAGAGCTTGTACTACACATTGCGTAGCTTGGATTGTATCGAAGATTTCTTTTGCATGAACTGAGTATTCATGTTTCTTTTTTTCATCAAGCTTCCATGATCTGGTTGCAACTTGTAAGTTCATAATTTCCTTCGCTGCCGCAATCCCCTCTTCAGCTTGTTTAATGTAGTTCATCAATTGTAGATTTACATCTTGAATTAAACGTGGATCTGTAGGCGGTAACCCAACCCCATAAATATGTTTAATCGCTTGTTGATTCAACTTTGCTCCTGTTGCATGACACCAATCCATCGCAAGCTCAAATTCTGGTTTAGAAAGTCCAGATTCAATACGGGTTAATCTTTCATGTGTAATACCAAGGTACTTAGATAACCCTTTTTTCGTTTTCAGCTGAACATTGTCACAACATTCTCTAGCATTCTGTAATAATTCCCCTATTGCTGAATTGCAGTATATGCTTGTTCCCATATCTGTTCGCCTCCATATTTAGTTTTCAAATGGTTACAATGAATTTAGTACATATGTAACTTGTCTATTTTTCATGTAAAAAGAGAGGAACTATTCCTCAATGTTTTCTTTCACTTGTATTTCTTTGATGATGGCCCAACCAGCCTTGTAATATGCTTGACGGATTTTATCGATATCCTTTTGTGATTTTGGCTCAGGAGCCACAACATGGACTTTCGTTTTTCCAAACTCATAAGTCGCCGCATATTCTTCTTGTTGGCTCATGGTGTCACCTCTTGAAGTGCTTTTTATATGTTTATGCGACGGATCTGTTGGTACTGCCATGTTAGTTGTTGGCATTTTCTCACCTGCTTTCTACCCAAAAAAAGTATAAGTTTCTTGTACTTTTGTGCATCAAATTAAATCCTTTACATCACGACCAAGAATAGCGGCTAATCTAATAGCCTTTTCAAGATTTGGATTACTATAACCATTTTCCCAATTACTTATTGTAGATTTTGTAACTTGCATTCTATTTGCAAGATCTTGTTGCGTTAACTTACTTTTTTTCCTAGCTCTAATTAATTTGATATTTTTGTTCACTGTCTCGCTCCTTGTATAAGTATTTTGTACTTTTATTATAAGTATAAGATTCTTGTACGTCAACACATTTGTACAATTTTCTTGTACAAAGTTTTACAATTCATCTATATAAGGTACAATATCTTTGTACTTTTTATTAACGGGAGGTGCTAAAAATGTTGAGACAAAGACTAAAAGAGACGCGCAAAACGCGTAAACTCACTCAGCAAGAATTAGCCGATAAAGTAAATACCACTAAAGGCACCATTAGTAACTATGAGAATGGTCATAGCACTCCCTCAAACGAAATGCTAAAAGATTTAGCGAATGTTTTAGGAGTAACAACAGATTATTTATTAGGAAGAGACGATGAATCAAGAGTATCTAATACGCTTCCTGATTTAAACAAAAAAGAGACTCGCGATATCGCTCGTGACTTAGAAAAAACTTTAAAAGACTTAGAAAATAGCGAAGATGCTTTAATGTTTGACGGGGAACCAATAGACGAACATACAAAAGAAATGATTCGGATTTCTCTAGAAAACTCTATGCGCATGGCAAAGCAATTAGCAAAACAAAAATTCACTCCAAACAAGTACAAAAAAGATTGA